CTCCCGCTGCTACTCCATGCGACGCTCTTGGGGACGGCTGCCACTCTTGTGACCTTTTCCGCACACCTGGTCTCCCAGAAGAACGAGGTTGTCGCATGAAACGGGTGCTCGTGCTGGGCGCGACGGGCCGTTCTGGTTCCGCCGTGATCTCCCACCTGTCCGGCCGGGTGGAAATCGTCGCCGGGCTGCGCACAGACGTTGATCGCAGCCGTCTCCCCGGGGATGCCGGCATCACCGGAACTGCACTGGTCGACTTGGCATCGATCGCAACCCTGCAGCGAGCGATACGCGGCATGAATGTCGTGGTGAACGCGATCCGACTCCGGGAGGACATTCCCGCCACGGCTCTGGTCGCCGTCGTTGACGTCCTGGTCGTCAAGGCTCTGGAGGCCGTCGGCAAACGCGTCGTGCGCGCCGACCGGGCCCGGTTCAACGCGCTCAAGGGCCGCCCGTTCCACGAGGCGCACGTCCTGTGGCCGACTGACGTCATCACCGTGAGCAAGGCCACGAAGGGGGCGTGGGACGTCGTCCCGGCCCTGCTCGACAACCACGGCTGCCCGGGCGTTGAGTCCGGCCGAGTCGTGACCCTGCTGGATGCCTACGTGACACAGGTCGCCACGCACGGCGTCCCGCACCGCCTGGACCGGCTCGTGACGGCTCTTCGCTACGTCCTTCCGGAGAACGCCCTCATCCGCACGCCCAGCCTGAATAGGGCGTCCCTTGAGGAGGTGCGGTGATGGTCCGATCGTTGGACATCCTGTCCAGGGGGCCGGCGGACTGGGAGGACCCCGCTGTCGTGTCGGACTGGCGCGACGAGATCGAGGACCAGTACCTAGACCTGGCCGAGCCGGTCCTGAACGACTTCCTGCGCCGAGTACGTACCCTGGCCGAGGACGCCCTCGCCTCTCCGGTCCTGACGGCGGCCGGAGACCGGGTGCCGAACCCGTTCGCCTGGACATCTGTTCGAAGCGCATGGCAGGCCGCTATCCGCGACCTCATCCGAGACGGCCGCGGCCGGCGCCGGCTGCCCCAGTACGCGACCGTGCAGCGCATCCTGGAGGACTCCGGCCTGCCGGTCGCCGTCTACGAGGACGTGCGCAACCTGCTCAAGCGCGCCGCCTCGGAGGGCTGGGGCGAACGCAAGACGAAGATCGAGCTCGGGCGCATGCTCGGCACCTCGCGCCGCAAGGGCGAGGCCACTACCGCCTACGCCGCCCGCCTGCGCATGCTGGCCCGTACCGCGGCCACCGCCAATGCCGCCCACCGCATGGCGACCTCGGACCTGGCCCGCAAGCGGGGCCGGCTGCGCTGGGTCACGGTCCACGACAACCGGGTGCGTCCCACCCACGTCGCGGCAGACGGGCAGGTGCAGGACCTCGGGACCCCGTTCCACGTCGGTGACGCCCACCTCCTCTACCCCGGGGACCCTGCAGGCCCGCTCAAGGAGACGGCGAACTGTCGCTGCATCCTCATTCCGACCGACGCCCGGCCCGCGGTCAATCAGGCCGTCAACGCCAAGTACCCGTTCTCAGCCATCGAAAGGACAGCCATGAAGCTACGCATCGAGGAGACGGCCCGCCGCGTGGGCGAGTTCTCCGACCTTCGGGATAGCGCGCCCGCCGGAGATACCGTCCCCGCCCCCGAGGCCTCGGAGGCCGCCCCCGACGGCCGCTGGGAGGGTGTCATCGCCCGCGAGGGCGAGATGACCGGCGACGGCCGACTGATCGAGGACGGTGCCCTGCGCTGGGACGACCTGCCCATCCCGCTGCGCGTGGCGTTCAAGGACGTCGGAGGCCACGACGGCGCGGAGGTCTGCGGCCGGATCGAGACCGTCGAGCGGCGCGAGGGCGGTGACATCTACGCCACCGGGACCTTCGACCTAGGCTCAGCCGTAGGCGCTGAGGCGTTCCGGCAGGTCAGTGAGCAGATGTCTAATGGCGTCTCCATCGACACCGACGACGTGACGTTCAGGATCATGGCGAAGGCTGACATGCCTGAGGCCGACGTTGCAGATTCCGGCGAGGAGGCCGACCCTGAGGGCCGGGTCAAGGTCGCAGCCATGTCGTCCTCGGACGAGCTGACCGTCATCGAGTCGGCCCGCCTGCGCGCCGCCACCCTCGTGGCCGTCCCAGCCTTCGCCACGGCCCGCGTCTACGCCGCTGGGAAGGCTCCCAGCACCTCCGAGACCTCTGAGCGCGCCGAAAACGGCGATTCTGAGGAGAAAATGGCCCGCTCAGCCGATGCCGACCCACTGAGCCGGGACTCACTGACCGCAGCGGCCATTCCCACCGCCCCGCCGGAGGCGTGGTTCAAGGACCCGCAACTGACCGGCCCGACCGCCCTCGTGGTCGAGGACGACGGCCGCGTCTACGGCCACATCGCCGCCTGGGGCACCTGCCACATCGGCCAGATCGGGAAGTGCGTCGAGCCCCCCACGAGCCCCTCGAACTACGCCTACTTCCGCACCGGGGCGCTCCAGACCGCTGAGGGTACCTCTGTGGCTGTGGGGCATCTCACAATGGGTACCGGCCACGCCGGTCCTAGGGACTCCGCCAACGCCGCCGCTGAGCACTACGACAACACCGGCACTGTCTTCGCCGACGTCGCGGCCGGTGAGGACGCCTACGGAATCTGGGTGGCGGGCTCGCTGCGCCCCGGAATCACTCCCGAGCAGGTCCGTGTGGCCCGCTCCGCTCCGATCTCCGGGGACTGGCGCACGATTCGCGGCTCGCTCGAGCTCGTCGGCGCCTTGGCCGTCAACGTGCCAGGCTTCCCCGTGCCTCGCCCGCAGGGCCTGCTCGCCTCCGGCGAGGTTAAGTCCCTTCAGGCGTCAGGTGTTGTGGCCCACGACGACTCCGCCGCACGCGCCGCGCACCCGTCGAGCCGGATGCGGGGAGACGGGCTGACTCTCGGAGACATCTCGTACCTGAAGCGCCTGGCCGAGTCCGAGCGCCGCCGCGACCTTCAGCGCGCGACGGCCGCCGACAAGATGCGCGCCCGGGTCGAGCGTGCGGGTACACTGGCGAAGGCGGCGCAGATGGCGCGCCGTCTCGGGTCCATCTGAGGAGAGGAACAGAGATCATGGGATGCGGATGTGGACGTACGACGACCCCTCCGGTAGGTACCGAGCCCCGGCCGCTGGCCGACGGCACCCTGCCTGGAGAGGGCTCCAAGGACTCCTCCCCGATCACTCGCTTCTAGAGGTCGCGCCACTCATCGTCATCGGTTATGATGGTCCCCGTTAGAGGTCTCATGGACTCCTGACGCTGGGTGGATCAGGCAGAACCCCTCACCGTTTGCTCATGGCGGTGAGGGGTTTTGTCTACCCCTATGGAGGTCCATCTCACTCATAGGTGTATCCTTTGAGCCAACGGCATGGCAGCAGGGCCTCGTGTGTACCCCGCTGGGGACGGGAACCCTGCCCAGCAACGAGACACGGAGGACCCCTCAACATGCGCAAGCACTTCGACATCACCGTCTTCGCCGACCAGGGCGAGGACGCTCCGGTCGAGACCTTCGACCTGGAGATTCCCGAGAACCTGACCGACCTGAGCGCTGAGGACCTCGGCGACCTGCGCTCCAAGGCCGTTGACGCCTTCCAAACCCTCTACGCCGGTGGCGAGTTCACCGACGAGGACCTGGCCACGCTCGGCACCCTGACCGAGGGCATCGAGGTCCTCTCGGCCGAGATCAGCGCCCGCGAGCAGGCCGCCGCCGAGCGGGCCGCCAAGGCCGCCGAGATGGCCGCCAAGGTCGGCGCCGACAAGCCCGCCCCCGCCCCGGCTGACGATGACGAGGACGACACCCCTGCCGAGGAGAAGGCGGAGGCCGAGGCCGACATCGCCGAGGCTGAGGCCGAGAAGGCCGCCGCCGAGGAGGCCGAGAAGAAGGCCAAGGCCGCTGCGGCCGACGTCGAGCCTGCCGCTGAGGTGGACGTCGAGCCCGAGGCCGAGTCCGTCACCGCTGCCGCTCCCCGCGGCCCCATCAAGCTGTCCGGCATCCGTCGGCACGTTCACACCCCCGCACCTGCGATCACTGAGGAGACCTCCGTGGAGGACACCGCTAAGGCCCGCCTGACCGTGGCCGACGTTCCCGGCTTCGCCGCCGACTCCGACGCTTCCTTCGAGGACCTGGCCGTCGCCCTCGACCGCCGCCTCCAGGGCTTCAACTCCGGCGCCTACGCCGCCGCCGCCCGCGCCGGCCGCGCCATGAGCGAGCGCCACAGCCTCGCCGTCATCCGCAAGTCCTTCGACGAGCGCGCCACCGTCTCCTCCCCCGAGAGCGCCGACGCCGCGATGGCCTTCGCCGTCAACGAGAAGAACCTGCCCGGAGGTTCCCTCGTCGCGGCCGGCGGCTGGTGCGCCCCCTCCGAGACCGTCTACGACCTGCTCGAGGACGAGTCCCGCGACGGCCTGATCTCCCTGCCTGAGATCAACGTCACCCGCGGTGGCATCAAGTTCACCAAGGGCCCCAAGTTCGCTGACCTCTACGCGGCCCCCTCCTTCAACTTCACCGAGGAGGAGGCGAAGGCCGGCAAGTACCTGCCCACCTCCGCCACCGACCCGACCAACAAGGTCGGCGCCAAGCCCGTCTACAACGTGCCCTGCACCGACTTCGAGGAGGTCCGCCTCTCCGCGGCCGGTCTCCACGTCCAGGCCAACCTGCTCCAGCAGCGCGGCTACCCCGAGCTCGTCGCCCGCACCATCCGCGGCGCCCTCGTCGCTCACGAGCACAAGATGAGCGAGCGGATCATCGCCTCCATGGAGCGCCAGTCCACCGCCGTTTCCATGGACTCCGGCCAGATCGGCGCCGCCGCCCCGATCCTGACCGCCATCGAGCTCCAGGTCGAGCACTACCGCTACGCGCAGCGCCTCTCCCGCTCCACCACCTTGGAGGCGGTCTTCCCCTACTGGGTCCACGGCGCCATCCGCACCGACCTGTCCCGCCGCCAGGGCGTCGACCTCACCGACGTCAACGACGCCCGCATCGACGCATGGTTCAAGGCTCGTGGCGTGAACCCCCAGTTCGTCTACGACTGGCAGGCCCTTACCGGCGACGCCTCCGCCTTCAAGGCGTGGACCGGTAGCCTGAAGTTCCTGCTGTACAGCGCGGGCACCTTCGTCAAGGGCGGCCAGGACGTCATCACCCTGGACACCGTCTACGACTCGGTCCTGCTCGGCCAGAACGACTACACCGCCCTGTTCACCGAGGAGGGCTACCTGGTTGCCAAGCGCGGCCACGACGCCCGCGTCGTGACGGTGCCGATCAACCCGAACGGCGGCACCGGGACCGGCATCAAGCTTCTCGCCAACGGCACGGCTGACCCGGCCAAGTGATGACTCCGGGGCGGGCGGGCGGCAAGTCCCCGCCCGCCCCGTGACCATCCCTAGCCAGTCACCGTCCAGCAAGGAGGACAGATGCCCATCATCGCACCGAAGCAGCGCATCGAGGCGCCAGTCACTCAGCGTCCCACCGGCGGGCTGTTCTCCCAGTTCGCGCCCATCGAGGACTCCTCGATCCGCTGGGAGAACGGGGTCACCTGGGAGGACGTCGCACGGGCCGACATCGGCTCCATCGGTCAGTACCAGAAGCCCGGCACCGTCAAGGGCCTTCCCAAGACTCTGGACACCCCTCGGGGCGTGACTCTGGAGTCCCTGGAGCCGTTGACCCTCTACGCCGTGTTCCGCACCACGCCCCTCGACCACACTCCGGAGGAGGCCGTTGCCATCGCGGCGCAGCGCCTCGCTCAGTACGAGGAGTACGAGATCGAGAAGGCCCTGTGGTCCGGCGTCAAGGGGGCGGGTCCCGCCCTGGTTAACGTTCAGGAGTGGGCCAACAACTCCGGCCCCCAGGACGCCGAGAGCGCCTGGAACGCTACCGAGCACTACGCCCGCACCCCGGGAATCCGCCCCACGTTCCACGTGTCGAGGCGCCTGTGCGGCCTGCTGACGGCCCGGCAGATGTTCGAGTGCAAGCCCGACGGCACGTTCCAGACCAAGATGGGCACCCCCGTCGTGGCCGGGTACGGGTACGTCGACAAGCCTCCGGTCATCGTCTCCACCGGCCCGATCCAGATTTACCGCGGGGACGTCTTCACCTCGACCAACGGGGCAGGGGGCTTCGACAAGGGGCAGAACGACCTGACGGCCGTCGCCGAGCGCCAGTACGTCATCGCGTACAACTTCGATGACGCCTACAAGGTCCAGGTCCGGACCGACCCCGGCTCCGGTACCTACAAGCCCCGGACGTTCTGAGTCCCTATGACCTACATCACCAACTCCAACACCAACGGGAAGGATGCGCTGAGCCATGGCTAAGACGCACTCATACACACCAGTGCTGGGGAAGCGCATCCGCGTCACCCCGCTGGACACCTGTGGCAAGTTCGACAAGACGCAGCACAAGCCGGTGGCCACCTCCGGCTTCGTGTCGGTCAAGCTCGCCGCTGAGGTCGAGGACGGCACGGAGATCACGGTCCGCAAGGCCGATGGTTCTCTGTGCGTCAACGAGAAGCAGTCGAACACCTTCAAGTACTTCACGGTCGAGCTGGAGTTCTGTGGGGTGAACCCCTCCGTTCTGGACATCGTGACCAACGCCACGAAGTACCTGGACCACGCGGGCGACACCGCCGGTTTCAAGGTCGCCTACGGCAAGATCGAGAAGAAGTTCGCGCTCGAGCTGTGGACCGGCCTGTCCGGTCAGGCCTGTGCGGCCGGTGCTGAGGACGCCAGCGGCTACCTGCTGCTGCCCTTCATCACCGCCGGGACCGTCGGCGACATCGAGGTCACGGGTGAGGACGCGATCTCGTTCTCCATGACCGGCGCCGTCACCAAGTCCGGCAACGCCTGGGGAGTTGGCCCCTACGACGTGGTCAAGAAGGCCAACGGCGGCGGCGGCGGCGGCGGCTTCATCAACGCGAAGCTCCCCACCGCCCTCGACCCGCTCGATCACCTCCTCATGATCGACACGGCTCTCGCGCCCCC